CAAGAAAAGATTAAAGAAATGGGAAAACAAGCCGAAATTGATAGTAATAATTTTACATGGGATTTATCAGCACAAAAAATTATTACCATATTAAGTAAAAATGCCTAAGGGAATATATATACGACTTAAACCAGTTTGGAACAAGGGATTAAGTGAAGAAGAATATAGAGACCATTATCCAAATGGATTTAAAGGAACAAAAAAGGGAGCAAAATTTTCTAAAGAAAGAAGATTAAAAATGAGTGAAAACAATGCTTGTTATTGGAAAGGTAAAAAATTAACAAAAGAAAGTTTAATTAAAAGAACAAATAAAAGAAAAAAATATGGGTGGTATAAAAACCCTAAAGAAATGTCAGAAAAATTAAGAAAAGCAAAATTAAATTATATTTTCAAAAATGGAGCTGGACCAACCATAGGGAAAAATGAAAAAGAAATATTAGATAAATTAGAAAAATTATATAAATATAAAATTATAAGACAATATTTAATATGTGGATATTCAGTAGATGGATATATTCCAGAAATAAATTTATGTATTGAAGTTGATGAATCTTATCATAAAAAGATAATAAAAAAAGATATTATCCGTCAAAAAAATATTGAAAAAGAACTAAAATGTAAATTTTTAAGAATTAAAGACAAGACAGCAGAAAAGGTAATTTCTATACTATAACTTCTATTAAAATACTCATTTTAAAGGGTTCTAACGAGTTTTAAAGAAGAGAATAGTAAAATATATAACAAAAAAATAAAAGTATTGTAAACATACCTTAGATTAAGAATTTAAACTTATTGCTTAACTTGATGATAATTCTTAATTAGATAACCAATAAATCCGAAAAATGGTAATGCAATTTTATAATATTCTGCTGGAACCCATTCTTGCCATCCATTTATCAAAAAGAAAAGTGCTGGTAATCCTAAAACTACAAACGTATTCTTTATCGATTTCCAAAGACCTGTTTTGAAACTATATATTGGTTTTATTATTTGTGTCATTTTAACCTCCTTCTGATTTTGTATTATAAAAAATAAAAAAATAAAAATAAATTGATATTTAACTTTAATTTATAAAGTTACTTTTGCGTCTTCACCATCTTCATAAAGAACTTTGAAATCGAATGTATCTCTACATCTCTTTTCTCCATCTTCTTTGAAGTTTAGCTTAACAGAACCTGTTACTAAATATTCATCATCATCTAAGTATTTAACCTTAAACTCATCATATACTTTGCTAACAGTTACTTCATCTAAGTTATATTCACCATCGCATTCTAACATATCTTCATCATCTAAGTAGAATAATAGTTCATCTACTGCATCATCTAACATTGTAAATGGTGTTGCTTCACATGCTTTACATGCTTCACATACCTCGCTTACATCACATATTCCTGGAACTTCCACTGGAACTTCTACAGTTTCTGTTGTTGTTCGTGGGAATAAAGCAAATGTTGCTAATCCTCCAAAAAGTACAGCTATAATAGCGATTGTTAAAAATAAACCTAACTTGTTGCTTTCAGTTTTCATTATATTAATATCCTCCTTTTTGAATTTGTATTTCTCAAAATCTTTGAGTGTAAGATAACCATTTTTGATGTAATTATATATATTTTAGAGTTTATAAATTTATTTATTATATGTTTATTTATATTAAGCTAAACTTAATTTTATATCTAGAATCAGAAGTTGTAAATATTTTATCAGCTTGAGGTTCGATAATCCAAAGTTTTTTCTTATCATCGATAAAAAAATTAAAAGCATGAGTATCAGATGTTGCAAATCCAACTGAACAATTTCCATATTTCTCATGAAACTTACCCCACAATATTATTGCAAAATCATCACAATCGAATTTCTCTTTTCTATACATTCTCCAATTGGTCCAATCAGATTTAAGAAATTCTTCTACTTGTTTTTTAGTTAATAGTGCATATTCTCTATCAAGAGTTTTTACATTAGGATTACTAAGCATAATAACTCCATTTTGCTTTTTGATATATGGAATTATCTTTTCTAATTCTATATAATTAATTATTTGTGGTTGTTCTTTCTTTGAAAAGAATTGTTTAAGAAAATCTAAAAATGTCATTTTAAAATATTGTTTTCCAATCGTCTCCTATATTTAATTGTATACCAACAACTGTTTTCCAATCGTCTCCTATGTTTAATTTAAATGTACTAGCATTTTTCCAAACATCACCAATGTTTATTTTTAATAATACAATTAACGTTCCTGTAAAATTTCCATCTGAACCATCAGTTCCGTCTATTCCATTCGCCCCATTTGGACCAGAAAGTACTCCTGCACCTCCTGTTCCTTTAACTCCTCCGCTGCCCTTATTCATTGTTTTTGTTCCAGAATCTGTTAGAATTGCATAGTTAAAATCAATGTCTCCAGAGTTTCCACCACCGCCGCCACCGCCACCGGCTCCACCACCAGCATCATTATTATTATCTTCTGCTCCGTCTCCTCCATCTCCTCCTGCTCCTCCATTACTCCCAGAAGTATTAATTGTTCCTGTAAATATTAGTGTTACTGAATTTAATTCAAAATCTATTCCTTGTGTTCCAGCTACACCTCCAGCTCCTCCGCCACCGCCAGACCTTGCAAAGTCTACAGTTCCATCTCCACCGTTAGCACTATGAGACCCTCCTCCGTCTCCTCCATCTCCAACATCACCAGAACCTGAATCTGAAGCTCCACCACCTCCTCCAGATTGTAAACCATTTGCTCCTGGAGCTGCTGGGCCTGTTGAATGTCCTCCTGTTCCACCTGTAGGAGAAATTCCTCCTGCTCCTCCACTTCCTGCTGTGGCACTACTAACAGAGCCACCGCCACCTCCTCCTCCATAACTAATATTTCCAGCTCCTGCTGTTCCGCCTCCTCCTCCGGCGTCTCCTCCTGCTCCTCCAGCACCAGCTGCCGCAACTTCTCCGCCTCCAGCACTTATATTTGTATAAGTTGGGTCTAATCTAATAGTTCCAACAATTGTAGCTGTTCCTGTACAATATATTTTTAAATAAGAACCAGATGTTTCAGAAGAATCTAGAGTAACAATTGTTCCAGCACCAATTGTCATTGTTGTAAAATTATAATTTCTATCAGCAAACAAATAAAGAGTGTTAGATGAGACATTATAATCTACCCCTTCTACTAAATTACCATATGTTTTTGTAGTAGTAGTAAAATTTAATACACCATCAGAGCCATCACCAAAAGTTGACATTTAGAATTAAGCTGTATATTGAATATACAACGCTCCCTCCGTTGTTGTACTTGCAGTTGGAGGAGTTACACTTGTACCATAACAAACATTTATTACTTTATCGACCGCCGCAGTTCCATGGTCGCCAACTTCAACACCATTACTATCTATAACCACATCAGCTGTAGACACCGTCATTGCTGCGAAAAAAGCAGATGTTCCACTTACAGTATTTGTTTTAACAATATCATCTGCATCAGATATTGAGTTTAATCTATCTACTATTGGATTTAATCCACTTGCTCCTAAAGAACTTCCTGCTAGTACTCCAGCTGTTAATTGTAATCCTGAAGCATATTGTGAATATAATTCTGCCATATTAATATATATTTTTTTATTTTTTAAATTTATTTAATTAAATTATATAATTTAACTAAATCTTAAACTTAATTATTTGCTGAATTTGTAATTCTTGTTCTCCTGTAAATACTAAACTTCCTGTTAATACTTCACGATTTAACATTGCACTTCCTAATGTAAATACTCCAAATTCTTTTAATACTCCTCCACTAATATCATTTGGTGACCAATTTGAATACATCGTAACTTGTTCTGTTGTTCCTAAATCATATGTATCAACTTGATTCCTTTCAAATTCATTAACAAGTGCAGTATCACCACTTACATATGCTGTGCTAGTTGAACCAATTCCAATATAAAATGTCTTTCCATAACTTCCTGCTAATGCTGATGCACAAATTGAAAGTCCATTTGTTGTTATTCCCATATTATCCTCCTTTTTATAATTTTTATTATCATTTTAACTTGTCGTTACAATGCTACCTAATCTCATATCTCCTAAAACAGATGTCGGTGAATTTAAAATATCATGACCAGGTACATGAAAATAGAAACTACTTCCAATGCTCCTACTAACTATTTCAAAACCAGAAGAATCTACAGTTATGCTTCCACTTGCAATTTCTAAATTTGTAACTGATGTATCTACTTCTGCTCCCTCTAATGATCTTAATCTCAATTCAACTGCCTTTGCATAATCAATATAATCTGTTATTTTTTTATTTAATTTTAAATTTAATACATTATCATTATTGCAAGTATCAATATTAAAAGTATAGCCAGCATTTAATATCGAAAAGTTTTGTTTTTCAATATTCTGGAATGGTAAATTAACTAAAACTGTTTGACCAGGTGTTACATCTAAAATATCATAAACATCAACTGTTCCTTCTGTTACTGGATCTTTATGCTCTGCTAAAAATGTTGTTGCTCGTTGATTTGATTCAGCAATAGATTTAATATTTCTATCTACAATAATTTTATCTTTACTTCCATATTGTGAAATGCTTGATGTATCTGTTCTTGAACTAATAATTGGAGAACTTTTTTGATAATTAATAATAATTGTACTACCTGTCCAACCTGTATTATCTCCTGCGATAAGTCCACTTGTAATAATGACTGCTCTATTGCTATAATCAACTAAATATTTAGTATCAGAATCTTGTGGGTCATCAATATTAATAATTCCTCCTGGTTGAATAACAGTATTTACAGCACCACTTCCTTCAACAAAAACATTATGAGGAGGATCATCTAATACATATGTACTTCCAGCTTGTGCTGTAAATACTTGTTCAGCTCCTGTTAGTTGTCTATCTCCATATACTAAAATATTATTAAATATATCATTATCATCTACTTTAAATTGCGATGCAAAAACATTATTAACTTCATTTCCAACTGAGCTTTCTGTTCCATTTCCAGCATTATATATTTCTAAACGCTCTTCTTTTGTTATTGCTCTATTATAAAGTCTAACATCATCTAATAAACCATCATATGGAAAACTTATTGAATCATCTGATGCACCTAATCGCATTGGCAATCCATTAGATCCAATATTTTGTGTTGAAGTAGAACTACCTACCAATGCATTATCAATATATAATTTTAATTGTTGTCCAGATTCCCATGTAGCACAATAATGATACCATGTTCCAGATTCCCATGTTTGTGAATGAGAAATCTGATTTGAATTATTATTATTATATGTTTCAAATTTCATTGTTTGTATGCTTGTTCCACTTCCATAAACACAAGTCCATCCATTTCTTGGTGAACCTCCTTCTTTCTCTAATAATCTTGGGAATCCTGTTGTTTGTTCTACACTATTCATATTAAACCAAAATGCTATACTCATTGCATCATCACTGCTCATAGTTAAATCAATGTGGTTAGGAATAGAAACAATTGTTGAACCACCAAAATTAAAACCACTTCCTATTTTTCCTGCATCTGATAAATTAGAAGTATCAACGCTAGCAGATCCAGTATGATTATAAATAGAAGTATCAGCAACAACATGATCAGATGCATTATCATTTAGTTTATAATGTGCCTTTGCATCATCTCTAGATTCACCAATAATATGTCCAGAACTTGTTACTCCCATTTCTTTAAAATGTAAATCTTTATCATTATCAATATAAAAATAATAACCAGCAATTTCAGCAAGTTGTCCTATTGCATCAAATAATGTTATATTATTAAATGTAATTTTATCAATAGTGGTTGTTGTTGTAGTAATATTATTTGTTGTTATTCCTTTTCCACTAGCATTCTGCACCATTAATATTGATACTATTTCACTAACTTCTGTTTCTGAAAAAATTCTTGGAGTAACTATAATGTCTTGCAAAATAGCACCATAATCCCTACCACTTAATGTAATCATTTCTTTTAATTCATTACCTGAATAATCAATATCTTCTATAATTCCAGTAAATATTTTTGTAGTTGCAGGACTAGAATCTTTGTTTGCATATATTATAATTTCATCATTTAAATTAAATGAATTAGTATTTGCTCCAGCAGTATTGTTTATATTCAAATTAAAATTTGATGTTGAATTAAAATTACTAATGCTTTTATTAATTGATACATTGTCAGCAATATAATCTGATCCAGCAATCGTTGTTTTTGTATAAATTGTCATCTAAACTCTTATTACACTATTTAATTCTTTTCTTAAACTTTCAGCAATATCACGACCAGTCATTCCATTTATATTGTTTATATAAATATTTACTCCACCAGTATTTGATTTATTTAATGGTATAACTGCTTCTGGACCGCCTTCTCCTATCATTGCTAATGTAGGTTTTCTAACAATTCCACCTTCAGCTAAATATGGAATCTCTTTTAATTTTGCAAAATCTAATGATATATCACCAATCCTTTTAATGTTTACTCCAGGAACTTTATTCAATAATTTTATAACTTTATTAATTCCTCTAACAACAAAATTCATTGCTTTTTCAATTGTAGATAAAACAAAATTCCAAACACCTAATATTGAATTTCCCATTGCAATAAAAACATTAGCAATCATTTTTGCAATGGACTTCATAAAATCTGCTCCTTTGCTCCAAACTCCTTTTAACCAATCCCATAAGTCAGATGCTTTTTCTTTTATCAAATCCCAATTATTTATAAGAAATTTTCCAGCTTGTATTATCATTCCAATAGGAGGAAAAATTGCTAATAATATTAAATCCCAATACTTTTTTATGAACTCCCATAATGATCCTACTGCTTGTTTAACTTTATCCCAATGTTTTATTAATAAATATCCTACTGCAATTACAGCCATAATTATAGCAATCCACCAAATATTAGCTGCAACAAATGCTAATGATGCAGCTACAGCTCCCCAAATTCCAGTAATAAATAATGGTAATGATACTCCTGCCAAAATTGTAAATCCTGCTGATATTGCTGGTAGTAATGCAACTAACATTATTAGTGGTCCAATTATAAGTGCTAATGCAGTTGCTATTCCTAATACTATTGCTGTAAACTTTAATAATACAGGATGTTTTTCAAACCATCCAATAATTGAAGCTAAATGTTCTGCAACCCATTTTGCTGGTGGTAAAAATACTTCTCCCATAATTCTAGCAATTTTAATAAAACTATCTTGAATATTTGATATTTGTCCTAAAAATGTTTTAGATTGTTCGTCCATCATATTATAGAATTTTCCACCTTCTCCAGACATTGTTTTAAATGCATTTTCAACTTCAGCAAATCCAATCTCACCTGCTGATGCCATTACTTTAATTTCACTAGCAGACACTCCTAAATTTTTTGCTAACTCATCTATTAATGGAATACCTGCTCTTAAGAAATCTTTTAATTCAACTCCAGTAAGTTTTCCTTGTGTTTTAACCTGTCCTAAATTATAAATTAATCTTTGAAATCCATCTTCACCTAAACTTAATCCAGAAGCTACATTACCAACATTTGTAAGAGTTGGTATAACGTCTCCTGCAGCAAATCCCATTGCCATTAATTGCTTAGCATTTTGCTCAATTCCAGGAATAGTAAATGGAGTTTTTGTTGCAAAATCTGCTAACGATTGAAGCATTGATTCTGCTTTTTCTGCATCTCCCATCATTGTTGTGAATGCAACTCTTGTTTGTTCTAATGATCCAGCTTGTTTTAATATTGCTCCAATTCCTGCTGCACCTGCAACACCCATTGCTGTTATTCCTGCACCTAATGCTAATGCATTTTTGTCTACATTTGCAAATACTGACGATGCATTGTCAACAGCATTAATCATTATTGTTACCGCTGCACCTCCTGCCATTCCTCCACCTATTGCTCCTAATAAATTACCCATATTAATTACTTATTTTATTAACCTCAGTTTGAACAAAATCATTTATTTTAGAAGTATTTCTTTGAGCTGAATTAGTAAAATGATGTCTAGCATTAATTCTTGATGTACCATATTCTAAATCTTCAGCATATCCTACCTCTGATTCTACAATTGCTTTCATAATTCCAATTTTTGATGCTGTAACACTATTTAAAAATCTACCTGTATCTACACTTTTTGGTTCTGCTCGTTGACCAGCAATAGATGATTTGACTTCACCTTCCATAAAAAAAGAAGCTGTTGTTATAGCAGAGTCTGCTCTAATAACAACTTCTTTTCCTTTCTCTTTAAGAAGTTTTTTAACATTATCCATTCCTTTTATCTGCATACTTATTCCTTTTGCCATATTTATCTCCTATATTTATTTCTTGACTTAGATTTTTGCTCAGCTTTTTTCTGCTCTCTCTCTTCTTTTTTTGTAAGCCTATTTTTAGCATCAATTAAATCATTAATTTCTTTGTATGTTAATTTTGGAATATTAAAATGATTATAACCATATGAATGTAACCAAAAAATAACATCCTTATCAATTTCTATTTTTTTTTTAATAGATATTCTTGATTTTCAATAACTTCATTTGTTTTTTCTGTTACTTTACTTTGTGGAATATCCAAACTAATTGCTAAGATTGCTGTAGTTAATGCTGTTGCCCAGGTTGGTCGTAAATCTAATAATTGAACTTCGTTTAATTTTGGTTCAATTAACCCATTCTTAATTATTTCAATATCAGCTTTTATCTTATCTTCAGTGCTATCTGAATTTGCTAAAGCATATATCTCTTGAATTTTACCTCTGGTCAATGGGACTATTTTCACTTTAGGTTGTCCTTCGATGCTCTCTAGTTCAACTTCTTGTGGAATTAATAATCCTTCTTCTCCTCGTGTAAAAACCATATCTTTTATTTCTACCATTTATTGTGTTCCTCCTTGCATGCTCTGTGTTTTTGTTTTATCAAGAAAATAAATTGATAAAAACTTAAAAAAATTTACCACGCATTATAGCTCCCAATTGCATCATATATATTTACTGAAACACTTGTTGGCATAATTGTAGCTGTTTGTTCATGTAATCCTTCAACCGGACTTGGTATAGTCATGTCTGTTATTCTACATCCACTCATTATAATATAACAACTTCCTGCTGTTGCTTTCATCTCTACCATTGAATTAAAAGATGCTCCTTCGATATAATAAGTGTTATATAATGTACTTGCATTAGACGAATCCATTAAAAATGTTGCACTAACCTCATAATCTCTTGCTAACGGAATTAATTGTTCAATTGTTCTACTTCCATTAAGCGGAAATCTACTTTCAATATTATTATTTACACTAAAACTAAAATCTGTTGCATTTTGAAGTGTTGTTCCTGAAGGTAAATGAACTGTAATATCACTCCACATATAAGGTTTTGTTGTTCTTGGTGTCACTGTTGTAACTGTTCCTGATGAATAAGCAACACTTTGTGCTTTATATCCTACTTCACAATTTGCTATTTCTCCTTCACTCATAGTTATATTTAAACTATCAACCATACATCCTTTAAATGTTCTTATGAAATTGCTTCCAGTTGATGCTGTCTTTTTTGAATCTTCTAAAGTAAAACTACTTAATACTTGATTTGAAACAGCATAATTTGCATCATCACTATTTGATTCACGTACTAAACGACTACCAGTTAATTCTTGACAACTTCCAATCGCAAATGCTAAAAATTTCCAATCTTGAGGATAGAAATTAAATGTTCCTCCATATTCTAATTTACCATCTGTAAATAATCCGATATTTCTGTTATAATTACCTTGAAATCTAATTGGCTCTACACCTGCACCTTCTGTAGCTGAATTATCTTGAACTAATCCAATCCATTGACGTGCTCCACTTGCTGTTGAGTATGTTCCACTTTCAAATTGAAAGGCTAATTGATTACTATCTCCTATATACTTATAACCCATTTATTTTATTTTTACCTCCTTTTTTGTTGTATTGAATTTTTTATCTTTCTTAACTTCTTCAACTTCTTCAACTTCTGGTATATTAGCTACTTTACATTGTTTACAAATAAAATCTTCTTGAACTTCATTGTTTAACCAATTACATTTTTTACATCGTAAATTCATTTTTTCGCCTCCATTATATTTATTCACAAATGAACAAGAATTTATATTCACAAACTTTGCTTTTTATTCCTTGTTCACCCTCCTCATTTATATTAATTGCTGTTAATAATTCAAAACCATTTAAATTTGAAGCTACTAATCCAGTGCTTGTATCTAATTGATTTTTTCTTAAATATGTATAAACTTCATCAAACAATTCATCTCTTTCTCTAACATTTCTTGCCCATATTCTAACTTCTAAAACAATATTAATTGCAGTTGATTCACTTCCCATTCCTAATCGTTGAGGTTGAGAAATACCTCTATCAATAACTGTAATTATTGGATAAGTAACTGCTCGTTTAGGATAAGATGTAAAAACAAATTTTTCTGTTCCTGGTCTTGTAGACACTAATGGATCTGTTATTTCTGCTAACAATTTATTTCGAATAAGATTAATTGCATCTGCTAAAAATGTTGTACTATTTACGTTTGTTATTGTCATTATTTTTCCTCGCTTGGATTATTATTAAACTCGCTTGCTTAATATAAAGATTTAAATATTTTTTATTTTATAAATTATATTTTTTAAATTATATAATTTTATTCTCCTATAAAAGAACCATTAGTTAATTGTCTAATGTAGATTTTCTTTACTATTGAGGTTTGATTGACATCCCATTTAGTAACACCTTCAGATAAAAGATAATATTCATTATTAACTGGACTTCCTAATCCAAATTTCAATGTTCCAGATGTTGGAACTCTACCATCAATATATAATTTTGTATCATCCATAATAACTTTACCTTGTTCTAATAAAACTGCATCTGAACTTCCTTGAGCATTTGATATTGGTAATATAACTCCGCTTATCCAATAGTCTGTTCCAGATTGAGTTAATGTAACATCATCATCATAATATGACCCTGCTCCAAACCCAGTATTATAATATTTAATTCGACATTGCTGT